CTCCTCCGCCAACTGGTCGCAAGGCGGCAACGCCGCGCCAAAGCCATTCTTCGGGTCGAGCCAATCCCTTACAGCCCAAAACAAGTAAGCACGCATATTGGCGAACTCATACTGTCCTGTGTTGTCCTTCAAGCCATTCGCACCCTCCGAGAACTTGCAAGAATAGGCGTTTTTGAAACCCATCTCAAGAAGCCGCGAGAAAAGACCTGCACCCTCGCCGATGGTATCAATGAACGCTTTGGCTTTCTTGTCTTTCAAGTATTGCGAACACATACCAGCGACGTGCATATGGTCTGCTTGTCCTGCCGATTGATGAAGCAGGAACTCGTCAACGAAATTGCCATAACGAGGGCAAAGGACGGAACTGTCTCGTCCCATACCTGCAACGTCAACACCGAGCCTACAAGACTTCTTCGGGACAAAGCCGCATTCTTTCAAGTCCGTCCACCGCTTGTTCGCTATCGAAATCCAATCATAAGGAATGAGTACATCGGTGGAAACTCGCGGGAACAGCCCCAAGACCTTTACCCTAAACAAGTCGTTAGGACGGTAGAACCCACCCTCCCACTTGAAATCTCCCTCTCCCTCGTTAAAGTCGTGTTCGCTCACTGGCATACACCAATGCTGCACTTTGTCTTGCACCCATTCGTAGTCCACCTGACCGGGGAACACGATTTCTTTCATTACCACGTTCTCGGCGTTTAGGCTGCTCAAACGGAACTTGGCGAAGCGGTCGCTCGTCATCGCCCTTGCGGCATAACCAGTGGTGTTGTTTGGATTGAACACCAACAAAAGGCGAGAATTTCCTTGCAGGTTTCCCTCTATGGCTTGATAGACGGTTTCCGATATGCCCGAAGCCTCCGTAACAACGAACATCGTGTTCACGGCGTGAAAGCCCGACCACGCCTCCATATTGTTGTCATCCGACTTAAAGCCAGTCAAGAACCATTCTTTCCTATCAGTCCTTATGCCATTGGCTATCATCCTACCGGGCAAGAAACCTGCATTGTTGAACTGCCGAGCCAACTCTGGCATCATAATCTCTTGAACCTGATGGCCAGTGGGTGCTGTCAACGCTATCTTCGTGTTGGCAATCATATTGCCGTTCTCGTCGATGACTGGAGTGAGATACATAAAGCACATGGCGGCACAAGCGGCGGTGAAGTCCTTTCCTCTCGCAGTTCCACTCGCCACAGCTGTCATCTTGTTATACTGAACAGAGGTGATTATCTTCTGCTGCTCTCTGTCAAGACGTGCGCCAAGAACATCGCGGACGAACCTGTTCCAGTCCGCCCGCCAATATTCCATATACCTATGTGCCTTATCGTTGTTCACTTCTTGTCCAAGTCCTCTGGGTTGTCTGGCAGGCTGCGCATGAACTGCTCAAAGGTGTTGACGTTTGCGTCAATCTCCGTCTTTTCGACGTAGCCACGGTGTTTCATCTTCGTCTTGCTCAACCATATAAGCATGGTGTTATCCTGCTCCGACAAAGCCTTTGCGAACATCGTTGTCTCTAACTTATCATAAAAGTTTTCTTCTACGTCATGCCACCTCTGCGCAAAGGCTTCGTCTTTATTCTTCCAATTGTATGCGCTCATACGAGTACAACCTGCAACCTCGCAGGCTGCCGATACGTTCAGCATTCGTTTTTCTAATGCTTGCAAGAAACGCTCTTGCATCTCAGCCGTTTTCTTTTTCACGTTTTCCGCTCTGCTCATCTTTGCCTCCTTCTATTAAATCGTTGACGATTTCAAGCATCTTACAAATGCTTAATGCTTGCGATTTTATCTTGTATTTCTCCGATACTTTTGCACTGACTTCATTCAAGCGTTTGAGGGTTTCCATATCGAGCAATGTCATACCCTCAATCTCCCTCTCCGTATAGTTCGCCAATACGTCCATCAACTTATCAAAAAGAAGTTTTTGTGTAGAGAGGAACATAAACGTCACAGGGATAATCTCGTTGCTCGGCATTTCCACCGAATAGCTGATGTCCTTTACGTTCTCTAATACCTCATTGCTGATATGGGCGTATTCTTTCAAAGCCACGTCAGTAATCTCATCCAAAAGCTCTTTCAGTATCTCTTGGTCATCCTGCCCACTAATGGAGTTCGCGCTCAACTGAATTGCCCTGATTTCGTCATTCGTGATGTCGTTCTCGTTTATGTACAGAATGGGACACGATGTCAGCCCAGCCATCTTTGCAGCCTGTATTCTGTGGTTGCCGCTTACCACCGTGTATGTCCCATCGTTGTTCTCCACACAGAAAGGCACGCTGCTCAACTGTCCATCCCTGCGGATGTTTGCCACAAGCTGATTGAACATCGACTGCTCCATGAACCGCGCGTTCTTCTTTATCAGTTTTACGGAGGATAACTGCACCTCCTTGATTTGGAATTTCTTCATATATTGAATAGTTCTGTTTGTTCCACCTTTTGTCTCTTACCTACAATCTTGTCACAGATGAAGTCTCTCGCGTAGTCGGGACTTATTGACGAGCGCACCTTGTCGCATACTCCTGCGAGGCCGCTTGGTGCTATTCCAAGTATGGTCTTTTCCTTCTTGTCGTTTTGCCGCGTGAACCCTTGCGTAGGCTCGCAACCGAAATACCAATATGCCGTTGGCTTGACGAAGTCGCCACGCTCCATTCTGTTCATGTCTATGTACGCAGGCGCGGCGATGAAGTTCGATTTCAAGAACGTCTGCTCACTCCACGGATTTTCCATAATTAAGGGGATATTCCTTTCCATCGCCACAGAAATCATCTCCACGCACTTTCGGAAATAACTCTCTCTGTTTTGTGAACGCTGAATGACTGCTTCCGCTTTCTGCCTTACTGTAAGGTTTCTGTTGTTGTGCGAATCAAAATAAAGGTTCATCTGACTCAAAGCACAGAAATAAATGCAAGGAAAGAACGCTATTATCAAATCGTCGCTGCCTATCTCGTCAAAGACGCTTGTTCCTCCTTTGTAGGCGTTCTCTATCTCCTTGAAAAGGTCTATCTTATAATCCGTTTGACCATATTCATTTTGGATGTCGTAGTCCGCCGCAGGAATGCCGAGCTTTCGGAACTCGTTCTTGAACGTTCCCGATTGCTCGAAGAAACAATGCACCTTGCCTTTTATCTCCATACTCATTCCTTTCTCGGCTCTTTGCCGTATTTGGCTACGAACTGCTTCATAATGCTGTCTATGCCACCACGGTTGCCTGCATCCTGTATGTAATGGAGCTTGCCCACGGCTCGCTCATAGAGAGTGAACACTCCTCTGTATTTAGATGACACAGGCTTGTCCGTAAACACGGATGTAGCTATTGTGCCTACCTCATGCTTATAGCGTATCTCCAACTCTTCCTTAAATTCAGTGGAGAGTACCGCCATAATCAGCAGCTTGCTTAATTTCGGGATTGGGTGGTCTATGACGAAATCGCTCTTCATCCATACGGCATCCATTCCATATTTGTTGACTTTCAAGAAGTCGAACATACAAGCCCCGAACACATAGCCATCGATAAACCAAAGGTAACAGAATGGCGCACTGCCGAGAATGATACCCTTTTTTAGGTATATCATCCTCAAATAGTCAATCTCCCCCATCTGCGCACGCATAAAACGTAGTTTGCTCTTCTTCGTCAAAACATAGTCGGTCGGCAGTCTCTTGTATTGCAGTGGGATTATCGTTCGCTTGTTAAAACAGTTGTCTCCACTATCCGATATATTGGAATAGATGTACATCCGTTGGTCTTTGAACACCTCTCTTCTTCCCATAAACCCATGTTGGGAGAGGAGAATGTAATTAACGGCATCCTCGTTGACCGCTGAATACTTCGTGGGTTGCCTGTCTTGCCATCCGTAATCATCCAATAAGCAGCGTTTCAAGGCGTTGCTTGTGGCTTTCATACCCGAATGAAACTCGTTCTGATAGATAAGAATGTCCTCATTGCCACAGTTAGCAATAGCGTCAATAACATCTGCACTATAACGGACTTCCACGTCCTTGCCTTTGATTGTATCTACGAGCTTCTTGTACCTTTCTGTGTATTTCTTCTTGTAGTAGTCAAGACGCATGATAAAGTCCTCATACAAGGACTTATGGTATATGTCATCCGAGTTCTTATGCTTTTTAATGGAGTTAAAGAGGAAAATGTTAGCTAAAACCTCTTCTGGGTGGTCTGATTTTATATCCAAGTAGTTATAATCATCCACAAACCGAAGTTCCTTTATATCGCCCTTTATAGCCTTGTAGAGTACATAGATGAAATACTCTTTCGTGTAAACAACTATCCTCCTGTTTGTCAGTATTTGCTCAATATCCAAGTAATAGGAGTTCACCACGTGCGCCACATCGAACTTTGCAGCTTCTTTCTTGATGAACGACAGCATTCTGTTCGTTTTCTTGAACATCGTGCCTACTACCGTAACATTGTCGGAGTGTTCCGCCGCCCACAATAGCGGTTTGTGCCGCTGTGGAACTTTGGAATAGTCGATATGGAACGCTTCAAGGCATTTCTCTACCGTGGTGAGAGACTTATATTCTTCAATATCCTCGTGCTTGTAGGCATATTCAACAAACGAATACATGAACTTTATCGTCTCGTGGACTTTCTCGAAGTCCCAAGAGGAATTGAAAATCCTAAACTCTATCGTTCCTATCTTCTCTATCGAGCAGAGGTTTAGCCAATACCGAATATACCCCCTGTCCGAGCCGTTGGAAAAAATCTTCAGTAAGTGTTCCAAGTCATCCGACTCCAACACTTTCTTCGTCACCTCCCATGTCGGAGAGGGAACGAGGTATTTTGTCTCCCACCACTCTGGGCAGTCAAAGATTTTCTTTATCGGCATCGCCGTATAATAGGAGAGGGCGAACAAACGCTTCAATACCGACAAATCCATATCCTTAACGTAGAAGTGGGCATCAAAACCCTCGTTCCACATAAGATACGAGCCTGCATCCCTCATCATCTGTATGAAGTCTTTCAGCTCTTGCAAATCTTCCTCGCAGTAGTGATAAGGGCGCGTGTTTATCTCTCCTCCGAACTGACTGTGATGCGTGACGGCAGAGCCATCCGAGTTGTTCATCATGGTCATCTTATTGTCCGTCCACTTATAACCCCTCGGCAACTTCATTTGGTTCTTGTCGCCATCGGCAAACTCAAGTTCAAAGCCGAAAGTACGCTTCGCTATGTACTCATCCCAACTACCTGTATTCATACGCTGCATTCCTCATCTTTACCAAACTATAGTAGTTTGAGATTAGTCTGACCGTCTCGCCGAGGCGATAACTCGACACGTCGGGAGCGGCATATATAGTGTATTCGCTTGAGCTGTACTGATATTGGAGAGCGGTGTCCAATGTCCTGCAATCCTTTACGTCAGCTACAGAATAACCGCAATCAATAAGGAGTTGCCCTCTTTCGGGATAGACACCGACTATCTTTGCCTCTATCTCAATGCCGTTCTCACCCCTTTTCTCCGTGTCGCTTGAATAGGGGATAGTCCCCAATAACATATACTCGCCTATCCGAACATCGCTTATATACGAGGGAAGCTCTCCTTTGTCTAACCAAAAAGAGCCGCCAAGACTTATTGCTTCGATGCTCGATTGCAGCTTCTCCCACATCTCGTTCATCTCCGACAATTCGGGGTGGTTGCAATTAAGGCAACCGCACGTTATCATCCCATAGACATTTGTTTCTTTGTCTATGGACTTCAACGTTCTCGCGAGGATGTCGGTATCATAAACCGAAAGACCCTCTCTGTTGTCGTAGGCGTTTATGGGAATGTAAAGCTCTTTCAGCCCCAACCCCTTTATGCACCGTATGCCTTCAAGAACGGTCGTGACCATCGCACCTGCATTCTTCTCCGTGGCTTTGCCTATCGAGAAGCAGATACCCTCGTTTCTTCCAAAAATCTTCCTTTCGCTCTCGCCGATGTGAGAGTAAACATCCTCGTAATAATCCTTGAAAATCAACGAAATTGGCTTATTTACCAACCTTTCGGCTTTCCTTATGTTGGATTTTATGTTATCCGTATATACGACTACTCTCATAACTCCACTTTTAGGATTATACGCTTTTCGCCATGGCAAACAGTTTCCCTTAAATAACGGAAGCCAGCTTTCTCAAAACTCTTCTTGCTTGCAATGTTGGAGGGCGATGTCATGGCGTACACATCCCTAACGCCTTTGCTTTGCAGTTTCTCTATCTGCTTCTCCAACAATTTGTATTGGTAGCCGTTGCCACGGAACTGTGGCACGACAAAACACTTGTCAACGTATGCCGTTCCGTAATCGGTAAAGTATGCGAGTGAATAAGCGATTAGTGACCCCTTACAGAAAATGCCGAGGCTGCATCCCGAAGCCAAACATCTGATAATGTCCTCTTCGTCTGATTGCAAGCATTCGGCAGGATTATTGAGATATTCTCTCTCATTGCCCTTTATCTCTTCAAGATAGTCCAAAGA